CTATTGATGTTGATTGGGGTTCAAATGATGCAATTGAGGAGTTTTCTGTAACTCTCACCTATCAATGGTGGGAATCAGTAGCAGACGGTGTTGTGTAAGAAGAAAGGCTTCGGCCTTTCTTCAATTTTTTTAGGATGATTTTTAATGGCAATTAAACTCTTTGGCTTCACCCTAGGTAAACAAGACATTGTTCAGGTCCAATCACCTGACCAACCATCCTTTACGCTTCCAAATGAAGCGATGGACGATGGTGCAGTTACCATCACATCTAACCCTTATTACGGCACTTATGTCGATTTAGAGGGTGCGGTTCGTAACGAACTCGAATTAATCACCCGTTATCGTGAAATGGCAAACCATCCTGAATTAGAGATGGCAATTGATGATATCGTCAATGAAGCGATTACACACGATGTTACAGGTCGAACAGTCAACATTGTTTTAGATAAATTAAAACAACCAGAAACAGTTAAGAAAAAGATTATTGAAGAATTTGAGACCGTTCTCAAAATGCTTAACTTTGGTAATCTTTCCGATGACCTTTTCAAAAGATGGTATATTGATGGAAGAATTTACTACCATGTTGTAGTAGATGAATCGAATCCAAAAGAAGGTATACAAGAACTTAGATATATTGACCCACGCAAGATTCGTAAAGTGCGTGAATTGGTAAAAGGCCGTGATCCAAAGACTGGTGCAAATATTATTCAGTCTATTGCGGAATACTATGTCTATTCAGATAAAGGTACAACTACTCAAACATATTCTGCAAATGTAAATGCAGGTTTGAGAATTGCACCAGATTCAATTATCAATGTAAACTCTGGTTTGATGGATGCAAAAAACACATTCGTCATTTCATATTTACATAAAGCAATTAAACCACTTAATCAATTGCGTATGGTTGAAGATGCGGTAGTTATTTACCGACTATCAAGAGCACCAGAACGCCGTGTATTCTACATCGATGTTGGTAATTTACCAAAAGGTAAAGCAGAACAATATCTTCGTGATGTGATGATTAAGTATAAGAATAAAGTTGTTTACGATTCTTCTACTGGAGAAATTCGTGATGACCGTAAACACATGTCAATGCTTGAAGATTTCTGGTTACCTCGCCGTGAAGGTGGTAAAGGTACAGAAATTACTACATTGCCTGCAGGTCAAAATCTTGGTGAGTTGGAAGATGTTAAATACTTCCGTCAAAAACTTTTACAGTCTTTGAATGTACCAATCTCTCGTTTAGAACCACAACAAGGTGGCATGATTGGTCTTGGTAGAACAACTGAAGTTACCCGTGATGAAGTTAAATTTAATAAATTTATTATTCGTCTCCGTAACAAGTTTTCACAAATCTTTGACCATGCATTGGAAAAACAATGTGTTCTTAAAGGTATTTGTACCAGAGAAGAATGGGACCAATTTAAAGAAGATATCTATTACGATTATGTAAAAGATAATAACTTTACTGAATTGCGTGATGCAGAATTATTGCAATCTCGTATTCAAACATTAACCACAGTTGACCCATATGTTGGTCGTTACTATTCTGCTGAATGGGTTCGTAGAAATATTCTTCAACAAACTAAAGAAGAAATTGCACAAATCGACCAACAGATTAAACAAGAAGAAGAAAACGGAACTGGCGGTCCAATACAACAACCAGGTCAAGTACCTGAGGTGAGTGCTGAACAATACCCACCTGAAGATAATACTGCCGATAACGGTGCTTCTGAATCACTTACTCCGCAACTGGATGCAGATGTAGAAAAGTATTCAGCGATACTAAATAGGCGTTAAAGGAGATTAATATGGATGTTTCAAATTTTATTAATAGCGTTGCAACTGGAAATGCAATTGAAGCCAAAGAAAGTTTAAATGACCTTCTTTCTGCTCGTGCATTTGAAGCACTTGATACTAAAAAAACAGAACTTGCACAGTCTTTATTTACAGGTAAAGAAGTAGAAGTTCAAGATACCGAAGAAACTGAAACAGAAGCTGAATGATAAATTTACAAGAATTTAGACAACTTGTAGAAGAAGAAAAGTCAGACTATTCAAAGTTTGATATGCTTGTTCGTGCTGGTCTTGCTAATAAGGCACAGATAGCACGAATTCATCGCATTTTGGATAAAATGACCGAAGAGCGACCACAGTTTAATAATGCTGATAAAGAAATCATGCGTAATCTTTTTAACCGCATGGTAGATATTATTAGCAACAATAAACAGATTTTTCAAAAAACTCGCCAAGTAGTTCGTGAGGAAATAAATGAAGCAGAGTTAGATACTGCCGATTATAAAATTGGTCCTTCAGGTCGTAAAGTTAGAGCGCATCGTTTTAAAGTAGGTGATGCACCTGTAAAAGAAGAATATGAAATTGAAGAGGCGGCATTAGATTTAAACAATGACCCTCCTTTTGTGCTTGTATTAAAGCGTAAATCAATTCGTTTGTATCCTAATAATACAAAGATTGCACTTTACTACAATCAGAAATTAGACAAATATTTTTCTATACCTTATGGTGGCGGTGTTGATGCACCGGTTCAAGCTGAAGAAACACAAATTGAAGAAGGTGTTATGGACCAACTTCATAAAATTGTTGCCGATAAACAGGCACAAACAGTTAAATTTGGAAATGGTCAATCTCGTAAAGTAGACCATTTTACTGCCTCTGCTATTACGCAAGTTCATAAAGCTTTAAATGATGATAATAAAAAGAAATTTGCAGACATGGTTCATAAATCGCCTGCACATTTGGTTAAAGCATCTGACTTTGCATTTAGTAGAGCAAAATGAATTTAATAGATTTAATTATTGCCGGTAAACTAGACGAAGCAAAACAATGTTGTTGCGATATGTTTGAAGAAGTAGAAGAACAACTTGATGAGAGAAGAAATCCTAATCTTGTTAAGATGGGGCGAATCACTAGAGTTCGCCGTAGAATTAGAAGAAATGCAAAAGGTCGTATTGTGGTTCAAAAGAATCGCAGACGCTCTGGTATTAAAGGTTATAGAATTTCAGGAAATACTGTAAAAAGAATTTCTGCAACAGAAAGATTACGAAAGGCTCGTTTATTAAAACGGTCATGGAAAACAACTAGAAGAGCTAAATTACGCCGAACGCTATTGAAAAGAAAAATGTCAATGCGTAGGCGTGCATCAATGGGACTAAGATAAAATGCCATACGAAGTCATTAACAATAAAAGAAGCAAGTCAGTTATCCGTATTGTGGGTAACACCGCAACCAATGTCACATTGGCAAGTTTATCTACTGGTGCGGATGAAACAGTAACCAATGTTGCAATTGCAGGTATCCATTCATCAACAGATGGTGTGTGGAGAATTTATCGTGGCAGTAACACCTCTGGTGTTCTTGTATTAGAACTATTTGGTGAAAATTCTTTACCAATTGCACAATACGATATTGTAGTTGCGAACACGAGTTCAGCTAATCTACATATCACAAACTCTGGAACTGGCGGCACTTTGATTTTATCATTAAATAAAACTGCTGATTATAGTCCAGCATTAACAGGTATCTAAAATGAAACTTATTACCGAAACAATCGATAATGTAAAGTATCTTACCGAAGCAACAGAAAACGGTAAAAAGAAACTTTTCATTGAAGGAACTTTCCTTGTTGGCGAACAGGTCAACAAAAACAATCGCATGTATAAGATGGATACATTACGCCGAGAAGTTGAGCGTTACACAGAAGAATTCATCAATACAAACCGTGCTTTGGGTGAATTAGGACATCCAGATACACCATCTATTAACCTTGAAAGAGTATCACATAAAATTGTGTCTCTTAAAGAAGATGGTAATACATTTTACGGTAAAGCACTAATTCTTGAAACACCATACGGACAAATTGTAAAAAACTTTATCGATAACGATATTCAAGTTGGCGTTTCTTCAAGAGCTTTGGGTTCTTTAACTCAAACTAGAGAAGGATACAATTTGGTTCAAGATGACTTGCGCCTTGCGACTGCCGCAGACATTGTTGCGGATCCATCAGCACCGGGTGCCTTTGTTAACGGTATCATGGAAAACAAAGAATGGATGATGGTTGATGGAAAGTTTGTAGAAGCAGACCACGACCGTTTTAAAAAGACAATTCAGAGAGCTTCCAAAAGCCAAATAGAGGAAACTGCTCTAAAACTGTTCGAAAATTACCTCAGAAAACTTTAATTTTATAAATAAGAAATCATAAGGAGATTCCTAATGGCAACAAATAAACTCATGGAAGCCGCAGCAGACATTCTTGCAGGAAGCAAGAAATCAGCTCCAGCTATGCCACCAGAAAAATTAGCAGGTGCTGATGCAGTAGACCTAGGCGGTCCTACTCCTCAAAATAACAAGCCAGATGACGATTCTAATAAAATCGATGCAACTAAGGCTGCTAAGAGTGCAACTGCTCCAACAACAAAACCATCTGCTGCTTCAGCTGACAAGCAAGATGCCATGAAAAAAATGGCAGAAGAAGATGAGCAAAAAGATGAAGAAATCATTGCTGAAAAAATGCATGATGACGAAAAGAAAGAAATGATGAAGAAGAAAATGAAAGAAGATATCGATGCATTATTTTCTGACGATTCTACCATTTCTGAAGAATTCAAAACTAAAGCTGCTACAATTTTTGAAGCTCGTGTATTAGACCGAGTTCAACAAATTGAAGAAGAAGTTGAGACAAAATATGCCTCAATGCTCGAAGAAGCAGTTGCAGAAATCAAAGCCGACTTAACTACTAAAGTAGATGACTACCTCAACTATGTTGTTGAGCAGTGGTTGGCAGATAACGAAATCGCAATTGAGTCCGGTCTCCGTGCTGAACTCACAGAAGATTTTATTGCAGGTCTACGCAATCTATTTGCAGAACATTACATCGATGTTCCAACTGAAAAAGTTGACTTGGTTGATGAACTTGCCGGTAAAGTTGAAGAACTTGAAGGTAAACTCAACGAAGAAATCGAGCGTGGTGTTGGTTTTGCAAAAGCACTTGTAGAGTCCCGCAAGAATGAAATTACCCGTGAAGTATGTGATGGTCTCACAACAACTCAAATCGAAAAAATCAAATCACTCGCAGAGAGTGTAGAATTCTCCACAGAGGACGAATACAAAAATAAGATTGAGACAATTCGTGAGAACTATTTCCCATCTGGTGTTAAAAAAGCAGATGAAAAAGACTTACACGAACAGGTAGAAGATACTGATGCTAAGAAGGTTGATATTAACGACCCTCTAGTTGCAATGGTATCACAAGCGATTTCTAAAACAAAAATTTAATTAAACTCTAAGGAGAATCTCAATGTATTTGTCCGAACAATTACAAAAAAAATGGGAAGGCGTTCTGGATCATCCAGAATTAGCACCTATTAAAGACCCATATAAGAAGGCTGTAACTGCTGTTATTCTTGAAAATCAAGCTCAAGAAATGCAAAAGGCTGCAGGTATTCTTACAGAAGCAGGTCCAACAAACTCAATGACCAACACAGTCGCCTCTGGCGGTTTTGGTGGTTCTGCAGCATCACCTGTTGCAGGTTTCGATCCAATCCTTATCTCTCTAGTTCGCCGTTCATTGCCTAACCTTATCGCTTATGATATCGCAGGCGTTCAACCAATGACAGGTCCAACTGGTTTGATTTTTGCAATGCGTTCACGCTATAGCACACAAGGCGGTACAGAAGCTTTCTATAACGAAGCAAATGCAGGCTTTTCTGGTGATGCTACTGCCGCTGTTCCTGCAATTTCATTGCAGTCCGATACAGCTGCTACAGGTAATGTTTTCGCTAACACATTGTTTGCATCATTACCAAATACAATGACTACTGGTAAATCAGAAGCTCTTGGCGATGGTTCTAACACATTCCAAGAAATGGCATTCTCTATTGAGAAAGTTACTGTAACTGCTCGTAGCCGTGCATTGAAAGCAGAATACTCAATGGAACTTGCACAAGACTTGAAAGCAGTTCATGGTCTTGACGCTGAAACAGAATTAGCAAACATTCTCTCATCTGAGATTCTTGCTGAAATTAACCGTGAAGTTATTCGCACAATCTACGCAACTGCAAAAGTTGGCGCACAAGTAGGTACAACTAAGGCTGGTACATTCGACTTAGACACCGACTCAAATGGTCGTTGGATGGTTGAAAAAGTTAAAGGCCTTGCGTTCCAAATCGAGCGTGAAGCTAATACAATTGCCAAGACAACTCGTAGAGGTAAAGGTAACATTATGATTTGCTCAAGCGATGTTGCATCTGCACTCGCTATGGCAGGCATTCTTGATTACAACTCTGCTCTTGCATCAAATGTTTCATTGACAGTTGATGACACAGGTAACACATTTGCAGGTACATTGTTTGGTCGTATCAAGGTCTATATCGACCCATACTTCCCAACATCATCTACATCTGAGTTTGCTGTTGTTGGTTATAAGGGTTCTAACGCTTATGACGCTGGCTTGTTCTACTGCCCATATGTTCCTTTACAAATGGTTCGTGCAGTTGACACAGGTACCTTCCAACCAAAAATTGGTTTCAAGACACGCTATGGTCTCGCTATGGTCTCGTTGCCAACCCATTTGCAGAAGGTACAACAGTTGGTTCTGGAACAATCAATGTAAACTCCAATGTTTACTACCGTGCGTTCAAGATTTCCAACTTGATGTAATTTATAAAGTCTCGTTAATAATAATAACAATAAGAGACTATATTCAAAAGACCCACTTCGGTGGGTCTTTTTTTTGCATATAAATAAGAGTATGACCGATATCATAGTAATGTCTGACTTGCTTGACATACGGGCAAGAAAACTAAAAGAGTTGGAATTTTATAACCAACAGTTGAAAGAACTTCAACTGAAGATGGTTTTTATTCAACAGGAAATAACTTTGACAAATCGTATTATCAACATGATTGAAAAAGAACAACTTATTGATATTGGTTTGCATATTAAGAAAACGATATGACTGCACTCACTAGAAATCCTACAAATCAAAACTTTTTACAACCTAATAAGTTTACACTAAACTTTTCTAGGTTACCTAACACACAATTCTTTTGTCAATCAGTAAGTGTGCCTGGTATCTCGTTGTCTGAAATACCACAAAATACTCCATTTGTTGATTTGTATATTCCAGGTGAAAAAGCAATTTATGATTTATTGAATGTAACTTTTTACATTGACGAAGAACTTGTGGCATGGAGAGAGATACATGATTGGATTCGTGCAATGACTTTCCCAACAGACTTTTCTGAGTATCGCAACTTAGGTCGTTTAAGTAAAAGTGCAGGTGTAAGAGAATCATTAAAACCACAATACTCAGATGCTTCAGTTACCCTTTTGTCATCTTCAAACAAACCTTATTTCAGATTTAAATTCTATGATGTGTTTCCCACAACACTATCAACTTTCATCATGTCAACTACCGATAGTCCCGAAAGTCAAATGACGGCAGACGGAACATTCAGGTACAGTTACTACGATATTGAAAAATTATTTTAAAAAACGCTTGACAATCACCGTCAATTAGTGTATTCTCCTCTGAAGGAGGCTTTTATTATGAGCAAATTAGACGAACTATTGGAAGAATGGCGTAAAGACGCCGACATTGACCGAACCGAACCTGGTAAGGCACTTCTTGATATTCCCAAATTACACAGTAAGTATTTGAACATACTTAGCCGACACCGTTTGCTTTCCAAAGAAGCGGAGTTTAAGTATAATAAAATGAAGAAACTTAAATGGGAATATTACACAGGTAAGTTAGATGATGATGATTTGAAAAAATATGAATGGGATCCTTTTCCATATGTTCTTAAATCAGACCTCTCTACATATATGGAGAGCGATGAAGATTTAAACAAATACTCTGCACAAAAAATTATGCATGATGAGATTGTTGAAGTTTGCACCGCCATATTAAAAGAACTGAACAGTCGCACATTTCAATTGCGTGACTTCATAGCATGGGAAAGATTTATTCAAGGTGTCTGATATTATTCTTCACAAAAAGAATGAAGCATTTATTCAGTTTGAGTGTGATAAAGGTACTGCACAAGAACTGAGTGACTACTTTACTTTTTATGTTCCTGGTTATCAATTTACACCTGCATACAAATCTCGTATGTGGGATGGAAAAATAAGATTAGCCGACCTTCGGTCTTTTACAATCTACCATGGACTTGTTCCTTACATTGAAAAGTTTTGTAAAGAAAGAGATTATGTATTAGAAATTGATTCAGATATCTCAACTACTGAAAACTATTCGGTAGTAGAAGCAAAACAACTTATTGATACTTTAAATTTGCCACATGAAGTTAGAGACTATCAATTAAAGTCCTTTATTCATGCGATACGCAACAAGCGTATTTTACTACTGTCACCAACGGCTAGTGGCAAAAGTTTAATTTTATATCTTATTGTTTGTTATTTACAACAAGAACATAAAAGAGGATTATTAATTGTTCCTACAACCTCACTTGTTGAACAGATGTATAGTGACTTTGAATCGTATGGATATGATTCAGAAGAATACTGCCACCGCCAATATGCAGGTAAAGAAAAACATACAAACAAGTTTCTTACCATCACTACATGGCAATCAATCTATAAAAACGACAAAGAATACTTTGAACAATTTGACTTTGTTCTTGGTGATGAAGCTCACCAGTTTAAGGCCAAATCGTTGACAACTATTCTTTCAGGTTGCACTAACGCTAAATATAGAATAGGTACAACAGGTACTTTAGATGGTACACAGACACATCGCCTTGTGTTAGAAGGTTTATTTGGACCTGTTTATAAAGCAACATCTACATCCGAACTCATTGAGAAAGGACAACTTGCTGACTTTAAAATTAAATGTCTGATATTAAAATATCCAGAAGCAACTTGCAAGATGGCAAAAGATTGGGACTATAACACAGAAATAGATTATATTGTCCAAAACAAAAATAGAAACGATTTCATTCGTAACTTATCATTGTCTTTAGAAGGCAACTCTCTTATATTATTTCAATTCGTTGAAAAACATGGAAAAGATTTATATGCAAATATTAAAGAACACGCAAAAAATAGGCATGTATTTTTCGTATTTGGTGGTACCGATGTTGAGATTCGTGAATCAGTTCGGTCAATTACTGAAAAAGAAACAGATGCAATCATTGTTGCTTCTTACGGCACTTTTAGCACTGGTGTTAATATCCGTAACCTTCACAATATCATATTTGCCAGTCCATCCAAATCCCGCATCCGTAATCTTCAGTCGATAGGTCGAGGACTTCGTATAGGTGAAAATAAAACAGAGGCAACACTATTTGATATTGTTGATGACTTCCGTGTAGGCAAATTTGCCAATTACACATTGAAACATTTCATCGAGCGTGTTAAAATATACGATGAAGAAAAATTTAATTACAAGTTTTACAACATAGAAATAAAAAATGGAACTAACTCCTAATAACAATATAAAAATAGTAAGACTTCAAAGTGGTGAAGATATTATGGCAGATATCATTGAAGATGAAGAAAACGATACCATCTTTTTAGATAACCCAATGCATATTATCTTTAAAAGAATACCTACAGGTCAAACTGTAATGATGATGATGCCTTGGTTGCCAATTGAAATCATTAAAGAGAATAGTGCGATTGTTTATTCTTCAGACATACTTACAATTATTGAACCTAAAGAAGATTTAGTTGACTATTATGGTACAGTTGTAATTGAGGCACAACAAAGAATGGAAGAAAAAAGAGACTTCTCGAATGAAGAAGAAGATGATGAGTATGATGAGGAAGAAATAGATGAAGAAGAATTATTTGAAGTGCTTAAGGAAAAAAAGAAGCACAAGTTACATTAATTTTCAAAAGGGACACCGAGATGATACACTTTGTCAAGCTCTTTGTCAACAGTTAAACAGGTAAATATTATGGCTAAAACAACTAAACACTATGTAAACAATGCAGATTTTTTGCAGGCGTTAATTGACTATCGTGACAAATGTGCGATTGCTAAAAAAGATGGCAAAGAAGATCCTCAAATTCCAAACTACATTGGAGAGTGTTTCTATAAAATTGCTGACCATCTATCACGCAAACCCAACTTCATATCATATTCTTTCCGAGATGAAATGATTTCAGATGGCATTGAAAATTGCCTCATGTATTTCCGTAATTTTGATCCTGACAAATCAAAGAACCCATTTGCCTATTTCACGCAGATTATTTACTATGCCTTTTTACGCCGTATTATGAAAGAGAAAAAACAACTCTATGTCAAATACAAGGCAACAGAACAGTTTGGTATTCTTGATGAACATGAAATGTTCGAAGATGAAAATGGAAATATGAGGCAGTTTGAATTGTATGATAATATTTCCGAGTTCATTTTTAACTTTGAAGAAAATAAACGAAAGAAAAAAGAAGGCAAGACCAAAGGCCTAGAAAAATTTATGGAAGAAGAATTACCTGAATAACTATTGACAACCTCTCAAAAAGGCGATATAATGGATAGATTAAAAATTGAGCATCATATAAAACATCTTCAAGAAATGCATGATGGTTTAGATAAAGATATTAAAGAAGAAGAAAAACATTATGGTAACGATGCCTTAGTTACCTTTCTCAAAAAGAAGAAACTTAAACTCAAGGATGAAATAGAAGGTTTCAAAAGCCAATTAATATGAAATTATGCATTTTGGGTGACACTCACTTCGGTGCTCGAGGTGATTCTTTAGATTTTCACAAATACTTCCAGAAATTTTATGATGAAGTATTTTTTCCATACCTAATTGAAAATGATATTAAGGTAGTCTTTCAGATGGGCGACTTGTTCGACCGCCGAAAGTTTATCAATTTCAATTCTCTCTACCTATCTCGCAAATATTTTTTTGAAAAATGCGAAAGACTAGGTATCAAATTACATACATTGATAGGTAATCACGATGTTGCCTATAAGAATACACTTGAAGTAAACTCACCATCTCTATTATTAAATGAATATAGTAATATTGAAATCTATGAAGAATTTGATACCGTAGATTTTGATGGTGTATCAATCGATGTTGTGCCTTGGATTTGTGATGACAATGTAGATGATATATTCAACCGAATGAAAGAATCAAAGGCACAAATTTGTTTTGGACACTTTGAGATTGCCGGTTTTGAAATGGATAGAGGCAATGTTTGTGAAAGTGGTATTGACAAACAATCATTATCCAAGTATGATGTAGTGTTAACAGGACACTTTCATCACAAATCAACAGATGGTAATATTACCTATATTGGCACTCCTTATGAAATGACATGGGCAGATTGGAACGACCCAAAAGGTTTTCATATCTTTGATACTGAAACCCGTGAAATGAATTTTGTGAAAAACTCTTTTTCAATGTTCCACAAAATTACATATGATGATGGTAAAACAACTTTTGAAGATTGGAAAGAATATGATTTTTCAAAACTCAAAGAGTGTTATGTTAAAGTTGTTGTATTGAATAAACAAAATCCGTTCTTGTTCGACCATGTAATAGACAGTCTTTATAAAGCAGGTGTTTCTGATTTGTCAATTGTAGAAGATTTTACAGATGTGAATGTTGATTTAGACCAAGACATTATTGACCAAGCTGAAGATACTATAACTATACTTTCTAAGTATATTGACAATTTAACACTTGATGTTGAACCCGAAAAACTTAAAACATTAATGCGTGAACTTTATGTTGAAGCATTGAATACAGAAGTGGCTGAATGATACTATTTCGTTATGTTCGTTGGAAAAATTTACTAAGCACCGGAAATTACTTTACAGAAATCAATCTGTCGGGTAACACTAACACATTAGTTGTAGGTGAAAACGGTTCAGGAAAAAGCACGATGCTCGATGCGTTGTGCTTTGCTCTATTTGGCAAACCATTCCGTGATATCAACAAACCTCAATTGTTAAATTCGATTAACAATAAAGATTGTGTCGTTGAGGTTGAATTTGATACTGGCAATAAAGCATATAAAATCATTCGTGGTATCAAACCAAATGTATTTGAAATTTATTGCAATGGTGAACTTGTCAATCAAGATGCCGCTGTAAGAGACTACCAAGAATACCTAGAGAAGTTTATTCTCAAACTAAATTACAAATCATTTACACAGATTGTAATTTTAGGTTCTGCATCATTTACTCCTTTCATGCAATTGAAATCGGCAGACCGCAGAGAAATTATTGAGGACTTACTTGACATTCAAATCTTTTCTACCATGAACTCATTGGTAAAAGACCGATTGAGTAACAACAAAGATTTGGTTGCAAACAAGAAACATGAAATAGATTTGGCAACACAGAAACACGATATGCAAAAAAAACATATCGATGAGTTGAAGCAAAACAATGAAGATAAGGTGAAAGAGTATGAGACAGAGATTCAATGTAATAGCGATACCGTATCCTCATTATTGGCAAATGTTACCATCCTTACAACAGAGGTCGAAACATTGCAGAACTCTGTGGCAGTTAAAATTGAAACAGAGGCTAAGGTCAAGACGATTACAAAACTTGAATCGCAAATTGAAAGCAACTTATCCAAATTTCGTAAGGATATCGGTTTCTTTCAATCGCATGATAATTGTCCAACATGTAGGCAAACCATTGCCATGGAGTTTAAAGAAGAAGAACTTACCAATCTCTCTACCAAAGTTACAGAATGTGAACATGGACTC